GAGAGCCTACATAGCTCATCCGAACGATGGACTTCTCCAGCAGGACAAGGCCAAACTCTCCACCAGTTATCCCCTGAATATCCCCGCCGTCAGGAATGTCCTGGAAGTCCGACTGAGATGCTCCACCAGAAGTCCAGTCTGTCTCGTCGTTGATGTCAGACCATTGGACTCGGTTCGGATAAGAGGCGATGTTTGCCGCGACCACAAAGTCACGAACCACCGTGATGTACTCAGCGATGGGAGCAGCCGCAGCGACATCAGCGAATGCGGTACTTGAGTTCAGAGTGAATGACTGAATCTTCTGCGAGTTATTTGTTGCGAGGAGCGCATCACCAAACTGGACAAACTTCCACTTTCCAGTACCCGTGTACCCGCCGACCTTTGACACATCACTCAAGTTGCGAGTGCCAGAGTCGTACTTGAACAGCTTAGTGGCTCCACCAGCAAAAAGAGTCGATGTGCTGCTGATCTTTCCAGAATAGATCGCGGTAAGGTTCTCGGAAGCATTGTTGGAGTAGTTCGCCAATGAAGGGATCGGCCCATATCCAACCTGTTGAGGATAGACGTTGTATGCGGCCTGGAGCGCGCCAGACACACCAGGCTGATCTGGAAGCCACTCACCGAACACAATCTTTGTTTCTGCCATGTCGCTCCCCTTAAGCGAGACTCCATGTATTCGTTGGGAGTGTCACGTTTGTCCAGTTGAAGTTTGGCAGCGTCACATCTGCCCACTCGTCACCCTGCTCTGATGCGTCACAGGTCACAGTCGCAGAGGCTGTGATTGAAGCCACTCCTCCGGCCACATATGTTCCGTTTGCCGTAACTGTTGCAGATGCCGTGATTGATGCAGAACCGTCTGCGGTTATCCCGCCATTAGCGGTTACCGTTGCAACGCAAGTGATCGCGGCGGCGCCAGGAATGACAAGCTGCGCGTTTGCCTCGCAAGTGCCAGATGCCGTGATGGATGCGCTCGCATTTTGGACAAGCGTTCCATCGGCAGAGAAACTGGCAGATGCTGTTATCGAGGCAGCGGCGTCTTGAACCCGTATTCCGCTTGCCGTAACACTCGCCGACGCTGTGATAGCGCCATCCCCATCCCACCGAGTAACGCTTGTGATGTAAAGCGGAGAATCAAGCGTTAGCGTGAGGTCATCTAGACTCGCCTTGAGGTTATCAAGGGAGTCTATTGTCCACGGTGGGTAGAGATCAGCCATTACGTCAAGGTGACAGACAGCGATCCAGCGGCGATGCGGAACACATCACCAGTAGCGATGGTCTTGGACGCATCCAAAGCGGTGTGATACAGCAGATTCCCGCTAGAAGAAGCATCACGCAGCCCAATGTAGGCCACCGTACCCCACGAACCCGTGGCTTGCGGGAACTCCACAGCCGAAGAGTTAGAGGTCGCGCCGTTCGAAGGAGCCGAGAAGGTCACACTCTGACGGGCGTATCCGTTGCCACTCACCTCAGTACCCGTATCCGCATCAGTCGGGTCTGTGGTGTATAGCGCCACATAAACCGTTGTAGGACTCGTGTAAGAAGTGTTGCGGAGAGTCGCGTTTACAAGCGCGTTCTCCAAGTAATTCGACATTTCAGCCATTTTTATCTCCTAGCCAAAGTCATGGTGAGAGGAACACCTGCGTATTCTCCCCGATCATCGGAAGCATTGATAGAGTCAATTGCCCTCTGATACAGAGCCGCCCAGGTCGCAAGACGCTCATCGTTCATCAGATAAGGCTCTGCCTCACCCAAAGAAGCGTAAAGCAGCGCATCCGGGCAGTTTGCCAAGAATGCATTTGAGGTGTTGGTGTCGCTCAGATAGGCCGGGGCTGCGTAGTACAGCATTCGGACGTTGTAGGCCGAATCCGGGATCGGAGCGAACTGGAAGTCATCTGCTAGAACCGTGTATTTCCTCGGGACACCCGTGGTCGTCACATCGGCATTGCGATAGAAGATATTGGGAGACAGGTACTCCAAGGCATAAATTGGAGTCGTGTTCAGGTGGATGTCCCGAATCTCCAGAAAGTCATTCGGCAATGAGACTGTGGCGGTGTTTGCCGTCATGGTCGCATAAACCAGCTTAGACATCTGGCGAATCCGCAAGTCCCGGCGAAGGCGGTTCTCTGCGAATGTGATGAAGTCAGGAATCTGACTAGTCAGATCAGACCGAGCGAGGTAGTTTGCTACCGTGGTCTTGAGATCGGAATAGGTGGAGATAGCCATCAAATCCTCCCCGGACGGGTGCGCCACACTCGATTGTCAGGATGGTTCAGGAATTCCTTGAACTTCTTTTGGTCGAGCACATGAAAGCCCCGCATAATCCCTTTTTGATTGAGATCATCAATCACAGTCAGCGGAACAGATGCAATCTTATTTCCAAACACCTCGTTTGACCATCTGGCACGCTCATCATAAGCATTGAACTGCGCCTTATTTGATTCCATGATGCCAGAGACATCTTGAACGGTCTCAATCACCACACCACCATCATCGGTTGCATGGCCCTTACGGTAACGGATAGGAATGTCAAAGTTGCTCATGTGAAAAAGGGGGCTGAGTTGCCCCGGCCCCCTTGGTTACGTTGCTACCGAAGATCAGGTCAGGTCAGCGGCGATACCGTGAGCAGCCTGGTTCTTCACCTCAAGTGTGTACTCAACCAACAGCTGGGTCTTCTCCGAGTCACCCGTCTTGGCCAGCTCGTTCGTTTGGAACGGACGCAGGAAGGCCACAGCAGCGTACTCAGGATCAACCACGAAGGCCACATCGTTGCAATCGTTGTTAGCGTTCATGAACCTGTTAGGTACACAAGAAACGCTGCCGAAATCGGACAAATAAATGTCCGCTGACCCAATGATGGTGGTCGGAGCATCCGAAGGAGCCATGTAACGCTGAGCAGCGATGCCAGCGAAGGCCGAAACGGTCTGCTTGTGACCAGGGTTGACCATCAGAATCTTCGGCGTGCCGCCCGACTCGTACACTTCCTTGATGACCGTCTTGAGGATGGCCTCGGTGAAGGTGCGATCCGTGCCGCCCACGCGAGCGGTCGTGCCCAGGTTACCAGCCGTGCCGCCGGAACCACCGTCGAAGTTGCTGTTCAGCCAAGCCTGCAAGCCACCCAGGGTACGGGCGGTAGAGCCAGCCGTGCCATTGGAGGCGGTCTGGTTGCTCAACAGGATGTGCTCCATGTCGCGCTTGATCTCAGACGAAGCCTTGGAGAGCTGATAAGCCAGTTCCGACTTGCGGCCTGCCTTGTCAACGGCTTGCAGCGTTCCGGTGATGCCAACCGTCTTCTGGCTGATCTGGGTGCGGTTGCCCACACGAACAGTCGGAGCCAAGGTAGCGGTGGTGGCGTCAGCACCTTCCACAGCAGCGTTGGAAACGCTAGCGGCGGCCAGGGAGTCGGTCTGCCACTCGTGCAGAACAGCGGTAGCCTTGGTCTTGCCGATAGACGACATGAAAGGCGTGTCGGTGGGAGCGATGTTATAGATGATATCGCTCAGGTCTTCCCGCATACCAATAGCGGCATAGGTACGAAAAGTGGTCATGATGTTTCCTTAGAGTAGACGTTCAAACAGGGCCGCAGCATCGGAGACTTTTCCAGACTTCCTCAACTGCGAATGAGCTTTCTTTACTGTTTCGTCTGCCGCTACCTTTTGAGTTGCTGCATTGCCTGGACGAAGCATCTTCGGCGCTTCACTTACTTTCTTAGTTACTTGAGGCTTCTGGCTCTGTAACTTCGCGTATTGCGCGGCCATATACAGAACCTGAACAGCTCGGGAGTCGTAAGCGGTTGCCAGTTCCTGATCGGAAAAACCAATGGACTTGGCAAACTCTCGAACCATCTTCTTGACTTCGGTTCCCTTCTCAGGGTGCGCGTAGTCAGGAATCACCTCCGCAAGTCGCTGCGCTTCACGGTTGACAGCTTGGGCTAGTGCGGCTTGACGCTCGGCGGTTTGCTGTTCTGCAATCCGCTGCCTCTCAGCCTGCACCATCGCAAGTTGCTTCTCGCGCTCTGTGCGCTCGGCTACCTTGACGGCATAACCAATGGGGTCTGTCTCTTTCAACGCCTCGAGATTTTCCCCGGTGTCTTGTTTACTAATGAACTCTTCGATCAGGTTCAGCCTTTGCGCGTAGGCATCCCGCGCCTGCTTTGCCTGCTCTACGGCCATCCTCTCAGCTTCTACAGCTTTACGCTGCTCGGCAAGAGTCTGTGACTTCTTGGTGTAGTCCAGCCCCTTTTGATACCCATCCACCAATTCGTCGAAGGTGACTTCCTTTTCCTCACCAGCGGCTTTCACTCGGAATCGCTGTGGTTCAGGCTCTACCTCTACTTCTTCGGTTTCAAGCACCTCGGGTTCGGACGCCTCGACTTGTTCTGGTTCCTCTTGAGCTTGCGGGGCGGCTTGTTCAGCTTCCGTCGGCTCCATCAGTCCCAAAAACGCGCCTGCGGCTTCGTTTACCGTCATCGAGACATTCCCGGATTCCGGGGCCATGTTCTCAGCCATTTCGTTCCTCAGTTGTGTCTGAAAGCGTCAGACTCGCATCAGAGGATTTTCCACCGCTTCTTGACCAACTGGTCTTCGGAAGCAATAGCGGAAAAGTGCCCCATTATTTCATCAAGTAAGCGAAGTTTCAAATAGGCTCGCTCACGAATGTCGATATCCATCTCATCCGAATTGGTAATAACACTCATAAGTGTTGACCGGATGGAATCAATCTCTCCGGTAAACCATTCGTCACCCAGAAGCGTTTTGGCCCGTTCTGACTTGTTCATCGAAATCCTTGGCCAATTGTGTATCCCATGCTCGGGAGCATCCCAACTGCACGGCCAAACTGGTCTTGATTTACACCAAAGTTAGCAAACGCACCCTGTTGGGCCTGATCTAGAGTAAATCCTTGACCCATAGAGTCGATGATTGCTTGGGCGACTTGCGAATCTGTGAATCCAGGCGTGGCCGAAGAAGCCCCAAGAAGCCCAGTTGCCGCTGATTGAGGAGTAGACAGCAGCCCTTGGTTATTTTTCTCAAGAGCAACAACATCAGCCGCCCGATAAGCCTGTTCGCTAGGAACTCCATACACCCGCATCGCGCCAGCAATTGAATCCGGCAGGCTAAATCCCTGAGACATAGACTCGCGCAGGGCTTGAGCCACGCGAGCATCCGTGTAGGTCGTGGGCGTTGTAACTGGCGGCTTGACAACAGGAGTGGTTACTGGCGCTGTCGGAGTCGTCACAGTTCTTACAGAGCTGGGAGTGACAGTTGTGGATGGCATATTGCCACCCTCAATCTGATCCACAACACCAGCCTGCTGATTCCTGATTGCATCGTAGTCAAAAGCACCGGGTTGGAAAGCAACCTCAGCATTCTGAACCCTCGGCACATCATAGAGAAGTGATCCGGGCGTTCCAGAGATGAAACGCTGCGCCCCAGTCGGCATTTGCTCGCGATCAGCCAAAAGCCCAGGGAATTGAT